TGTGACCACCTTTGAATTTGACTGAGCGAACTGCCTTGGAAAGCTCTGCAAGCTCTGGTTGACCTTGCTGCACAGATTGCAGGTTCATCTGCAACTGCATCATCATATCCTGCAAGTGACCAACTGCGTGTTCGATATGTGGATCAGTTGGCAGCACAGGGAAGTTTTGCGGGTTAACGAACGCATCCGTCATGCCAGCATTTTCAAACCCGATTACGCGAGCGGTATCAGTAATCTTAGTTGGTTTAGTATTCCGGTAGCGAGCTACGTTGTCTCTGCCAGAGAGTGCCGCGATTGCATCTTTAACTGCGTTCTCTTGCCCTTCGTTGGCTGGAGTAATTGCTGTAATCTGCAATAGCTTCTCTGCCGTGATGAGCTTGAATGACGGACTACCTGCCCCATTGATGAGGTTAGAACGGATGCTTGTGATGTTCTTCCAAGCGGCGGCTTCTTTCGGAGTTCCGAGTTCTTCCAATACTTCATAGAACTTCTTAACATATTCGTATCCATCATCGCTTGACTTAGCATTTACGAAGCGTTTGTAGAGTTGTTTGAAGTAGAGGGTTTGGCACTCGTTGAATCGGCGAATCTGAGTTCCAGATAGTTTTGCAGACTCAGCGGCATCCAATTCTGCTTCGCCTTTGGTGCGTTGCTTTCCTCCAGCGGTAGGAGCATTGATGCGATACTGCCCCATGCCGCGATACATATCTCCCATGAAGAACTGCATAAAGCTCATGCTTTCTGCTACTGGAAGCTGGAAACGGTTCTGGATGAACTTTGCACCATCTGGCATTACGCTGATTGGCAACCATTCCATTTGCTTCAACATCTTCGTTGCGTCTGGGCCTTGACCTTCGATCATCAACATGGAGTTGAGTCGCACGGCATCAACCAATGAGTTCATGGTGAAGTCATACTGGCGGCAGGCGACGAAAGCTGATTCCGCTTGGCTCTTAATGTCTTGGAAGAGTCCGCTGCCAACCGAGTCAGTCAACATATACATGATCTCATCCCATGAGTTAAAGAGTCCAATCTTGAGCATCATAAACCCATGTTGGCTTCTGACATCATCTTCGCTAATCTTGCCTGCTCCTTTGATGTTGGAGTTGATATAGTCCGAGATGGGTTGATAGTCTTGAAGAATAATCGCCTTGCTGATCTTGCCGTCGAACTCCCTCCAGTAAATTTCGTAGAGGTCGATCTTTTGGTTTACGGAAAGTGACCAGTTAAATCCTGCTTCGCTGATAGTGCGGAAGAAGTCTTCGCGTGTCTTGCGATTGTTGCTAAATGCACGATGGAAACGGATAGCGTCAATTGCTGCGTCCACATTCCATCCCATTGCTTCTGCCGCCGCACGATTCTCAATCTTCTTGTAGAGTTCGTATGGTGTCAGACGGACACGGCGGACAAACTCCTCAAGGTTGCAAAAGTCGATCCTAATGTCGTCTGGAAAGAGAAGATCGGAGAGGTAAACGTGTTCTGGCATCCATCCGAGTGGGCTATCCCACATTCCGATTCCTTTTCCATACAACAACATTTCTTCAAGGTCTTGTTCTGTGTTGTAGAGGTATCCGGGCCATTCGCGGATTGCTTGATCAAATGCGATTCCGATGTTCTCTGAGTTAACGAGGCGTTCTTTTTCATTGCCAAATTTACTTTTGATTGTGCAGCAAGCCTGCCGTTCCGTAATTACATCGTAGTAACTAGACTTCTGGTTATCAACGATAAATCCAAGTTGTCCGTAGTTAACGTCAGACTGCCAAGGCAAACGTTTCTCCGCGAGTTTGCTGTAACCCGTAGGGGGGAACATTTTATACGCTTTATAGATACGGATGCGTTTATTCTCGCGCCCGATGTTAGCAAGTCGAAGATGATTTGCTATGTTCCAAGCGTGACTTGCGTTGGAGATTCGTGTTTCTGGTGGTTTGCCGTCTTGATCTAAGACAGCAAGTGAGAAGTTGTCGTTTCCGATGGATAGCATAATTTTTATCGTTTACGATAACGAGTTAAGAGCATTCCTGCGTTTATTGCAAGAAGAACATCCGCGAGCTTTATGCTCAAGTTTAGTTCCTAAAACTTTGTCAGTAGTCTTGGCTACTGTGTGAATAACCTGTGCAATCCTATCTCCAAGTCCATCACTATACCAGCAACGATCACTTGGTTGGCGTTGGCAGGTTTGATCTTCGACCAACTGCTCAATGTTAGCAGGAAGTTCAACTCCGTTTGAGCGATAGTCTTTCTGGATGTTTTGCATCAAACTACTCCATGTGCTTCCGTAAACAATCGCTGGAAACGTGAGTTTATCGCGCTTGATCTCATACTTCCAATACCATCCACCGACTGGAGCGAGGTTCTTGTTTTTCAGTTTCATCTTGCCTTTCGTCGGAAAATATATTTTCTTATTGATATGTCAAGAGTTTTTTCTTCAAACAAAGGTATTCGTCGTTACGGAATTCAATTCCCAGAAAATATGGATGACCTTGGTATTGAGTTATACTGCTACGCTATAAGCCGAGGACAATATGGTAGAACTTATTGTATTAGACAAAATATAAATATTTCAGATTTTAAACTACTTTCTCCATCTGAACATTTTCTTAATGCAGTTAAACTTCAATGGCCGACTGAAGTTTCTATTTACAACCGAGGATATACCAACACTCAGTTGATTAGAACATTAGATGAACTTTGCAGTAATGTTGATATTTGTTTAGCTGGAGCCGCTTCAATGGGAAAAAGTTTTCCAGTGGGTCTTTGGATTTATCTTGATTGGTGCGCTGCCCCACACTGCACTTCGTCATGGGTAGCTACTACTACGTTAGGCGCGTCTGAAGATCGTATTTGGGGTATCATCTCCAAGCTCTATAAATGCGCTCGCGTTCAGATAGGTAAACTAATCGACTACCGCCATATGATTGTTTGGGGTGGAGCAACAAACGATGAGGAAAAAGAATACGATAATGCTATCAAAGCCCTCGCCTTCCCATCTGGTAATGAAGGTCAAAAAGCAGTTGATACCACCCGTGGTCGTAAGAATGATCGAATCCGTCTTGCACTTGATGAGTTGCCAGAAATGGAAATGGGGGCGATTACATCAAAAGTCAACTTGGGCGCAAACGATGATGTTACCTTTATCGGTATCGGAAACCCATCTGCTGGTGATAATCCTCACACTCGTTGGGCTATGCCTAAAGGTTGTTCTAACTTTGATTCAGTAAACCCAAACATGGATAAGTGGGAGACTGAGACCGGAGTTTGCTTGTTCTACAATGGTATGCGTAGCCCAAACTTCGCCGCGCCTGCTAATGAACCCTCTCCGTTTCCATTTCTCATGGATCGTAAGAAGCAGGAGATGATGCTCAAATTGTGTTATGGAGACGAAAATGCAATTGACTATGTTCGTAACGCTATTGGTTGGTGGCCGAAGACTGGATTTGCTCAGACCATACTTACCGCTGACTTGATCCGTAATGCTGATACCAACGAAGAACCACTATGGGATTCCGAAGGATTTACCAAGGTAGCAGGGTTCGATACCGCATTTACAATCGGTGGAGATAGGTGCGTTCTTACTATCGCTAAGTTAGGATTCGTGCGCGGAACTCGCAATCGTGTCATGTGGCTGGAAAGTCAGAAGGTTATCCAATTATCGGCTAACGCCGCTGCTGAGTTTGAAATCCAGCTTGCTACGGAAGTTGTTCAGTTGTGCCGTGCGGCTGGCGTTCAGCCTTCTAAGTTTGGTATGGACGTGTCTGGTGATGGTGGCCGAGTCGGGCAGGCTATTATTCGTGAGTGGCTACGCTTTGACGCTTCTGGAGCCGCTATCGCTCTTATCTCATCTATGGGTAAACCTACTGACCGGATCGCGGCAGAGGTTGATAAACGCCCGTGTAAGGATGTTTATGATAGGCTTGTGTCTGAATACTACTACTCGGCCTATCACGCCTTTAAGAGTCGCGTTATCTTTGGGATTGATCCTGCTTCAGATTTGGCGCGGGAACTTTGCCTGCGCCGATACACGATCAAGTCCAAGAAGATTGCTATTGAGACTAAAGATGAGCTTAAAGGAAGAACGGGATACTCGCCCGACTTGAGTGATAGCTTAATCTATGCCCTTGAAATGGCGCGGCGTAATGGACTCGTTTTTATCGGTAACGATAAACCAGTTCCAACTAACCGATTTTGGGCGCGGGATGAGGTATCAATTGATACCACCCCAGACGATGATTACGGATCAGACGATAACGGAGATTGGTAAAGGGTGGCCGGGTTAACTCAGCATTATCGGTAAGGGCGTTTAAAAGCGCACCGACCTCATCCGCCGACCATATAAAATTTAATACTGGGCCAAGGCGTTACTCTTGGTCATGGTTTCAGTGACGGCCCCATGTATTGCCGTTTGGCTCTTTTTGCCATATAAGATGCGTAATTTATTGAGGAAGTTACGCTCACCGCATGACTCCATGCTTCCCAGTAAAGATCAATCGAGAATACCTTCAAGTTCCAAAGTATTCGCTACTTCTTCTGGAACTACAATACGAATCATTTTCTCTCCGTCAAGATGTCCAAGAGTTTCATTTAGTCGGATGTCACTCTTCTTCACCCAACATTGATTGAACTTTTGACGAAAAAGAATCTTCTCTGGTGTATTGCTTACTTCAGTTCCCTCGCAGATGATGCGGGATTCAAACGTGTTTGTATTCATAAATTAAATAATTGTTCTCTCTGGCCCATGCAGGGTTGTCGTGAATGAAGGTATGACATTTTCTACAGACTGCCATGAATGATTCTTTTTTACAAAGGTTCTTGCCCCTTCCCTTTTTATGGTGAATGTCAGTTGCATACATCCCACAAACTTCACAGGCGTAATCTTTTTCTTCAAGGTATTCTTGCCTAACTTTCCTATAAGACTCATTCCTTTGCTTACCTTTTACTGAGAATGCTCTGAGCTTTCCGCCTCGCTTTTTGAATCCTGTTTTTGCCTGTAGGGGCGTTTTTCTTTGTAGCATAGGGCGATTACTTTTTCGACTTGTTCTTTTTTTAGGATACTCTTGGAGTTTACTTCAATCTGGTTGACCA